GACCTCAGACGCTTGCAAGGTCTTGGTCTTGGTGATCAAGTTGGTGTTGCCAGCCGAGCCAGCGGATGTGACCAAGTTCACGCTGATCGTGGCCGCAGACGCGCTGATGTTAGTTGCGGTGAACTTGTCGATGATGGCCGTAACGCCAGTCGCTGTGTATTGGGTAACTTGAGTGTTTTCGGCAAATTTAGCCGGTACGAGGACTTTGACGGTGACTGTCATGGTTTACTCCAATAAGAGGCAGTTATTAGCGGCTTGTTGCATGATGACCCAATTTGTGCCGTCAGACACCATTGTCGCCCAATTTCCTACAACTGCCAAGAGGATTGCTGTGCCAGCGACTGTGCCGTCGATTAACACAACGTTGCTAGATGCAGACACCAAGGTCTGAGCCTGCAAATTCTTAAAAGTAAGTTCTCGGCCCGTCCATGCGCTTGCCGTAGGCAGAGTTACCGTACAAGTCGAGCCCGACTTGTTGTTGATCAGCCAAGTCTCGTTGTCAGCCACCGTAAAGTCAGCGGTCTTGGTAACCGGCGCTGATGATGCGGCGTTAATGGCAGCGGTAATAGATGCGGTGTCAACAATAGGCTGAACTTGCAAAGCCTCAATCTGCTTTTGCATTTCAGCCACTTGGGACACCAAAGACGAGCAGCAATCCACAAGATTGGTTTCTTGAATCTGTTTGATCAACTCAGCGCTCAGATCAACCGTTGGCGGCAGGGTCTGCAACTCTTGGTTGACTGACATCAAAGCCTGATCGTAAGACGCAAGCAAGGATATGGCGTCAGCGCCAGTGCCGCCATCGTCCACAACAGCCGTTGCAATGTCTTGCAGCGACAGAAAGAACAAATACCAAGCGCGGTCAATCAGACCCGTGCGCGGATCAATCAGCGGCACCCGTGGTGGCGTGATCGGCGTTGGCGTAGCGTTAGGGCTAGGCATTCGTTGGACTCAGAATAAGTTCTGCGCCCATGATTGCAATCTTCACAGGGTCAGTGCCAGACACTTCATAAACACGGTCACGCAACTTAGTTGTCATGCCAAGCCTACGCCACAACACGCGCTTGTAGTACTCGCCAATCTTGCCCATTGACTTCCAATGCTCGTTTGACCACGTATGGCCGCCATCATCGGAGAAACGGAGCATGACTTGAGGGTCACTGCCCTGACCAAGGTTCAGGCCAACGCCAGATTCGCAGTCAAGTTGCAGTGTGTGCTGGGCTGTACGGCGCAAATTGTTCTGGCCAGTTGGTAGCGCACGCCATGAGCGCAACCACTTCTGGATGCTGCCATTGTCGCTGAAGTCATCTAAGTCAAACGCATAGATGTTGCCGTTTTCAAAGTCGCCCACAACAATCTTGTTGTTAAACGCCATCTGGCAGTTACTGCGGTGGCGTGTAAAGTTGCCGTCAGAAAACCCTGCACGCTCATGCCAGGCTTGTGTGGCCGCATCATAGACCCAAGTGGTGTTAGCACTAGGGAAAACCAGTACATAAAAGCTGTGGCCGTCTTGCTGATAGGTGTAGGCAATAGCGTCCGACAGATCGGCATACTGCTGAATCTGCCACTCGACAGCGTGGGTTGAGATGCGAATGCCAGTGTAGCCGTTGGCGCGGTAGACAATACCTTGGCCACGGCGGTCACGGCCAAGCCAAAACAAGCCGTTATCCATCTTGGCCACAGAGTAAGGGGCAGCACAGCCCAACTCGTTAAACGCGCCTTGGATGCGTTGCAGAGGGAAGTCTGTTGCGCCAGAATCGTACCAAACCTCAATTGAGTTAGTACCAAACGCCCACACTTCGCGGAAGTTGGACGCCACGGCGATCAGGCCGTCAGGCGAGCCTTCAGTGCTGGCAAAGTCAAGTGGGTCAATAGATGTGCCGTCTAGCAGCTGTGTCACCCACAGCAACTGGCTGTTGGGCTGATTGAACACAAAGTAGCCGTCTAGATAGCAGACAGTCACAGCGCCTGGGAAGTCAGGATCAGTGATCTGGCCAAAGGCGTTTGTTGTGTTGTTGTAAATGTAGCTGGGGCCATTGGCCGCAATAAACAATTGCGTGCCGTTGTCAGCCATGCTGACGGGGCCAGTGCCAGCCACCGTGCCAATTAGCGTGGCCACATACGAGGTGTTGATCTTGTACAGCTGTGTGCCTGACACCACAAAGGCCGTGCTGTCGCTAGACGAGAACGCCCACAGGCCACGGACAGGGCCGTTGCCAATGGTGTTGAGTAACTTGAGGCCAGGGGCGCGGTTTAGGAATGCAGGCTCTTTACCGGCCTCTGGGACGATCTCTGGAAACAGATTGACCATCCGAGCGTCTGCCGCATTGACAGAACGCGCTACATAAGTAGAGCCAAGAATCGGCGTCTTCATTAGTAGTTACCGGCATAGATGTTGAAACGCTGGCGGTTGGCCACCAATGCGTAAGGCAGTGCCATCACATCATCAGGGTTGTTGATGCGCTTCAGATCACGCTTAGAAGTCATGGCGATGCGCTGCACTTGTGGGCTTGGCTCAACGCCAAACTCAGGGGCAAACTCCATGGCCAAGTTGTATGTGAACGCACGCAAATAGCCTGGTGGGTAGTACAACACCGTTGACAAGTTGGCAGGGTTGTTCAGTTCTTCAACCGATACAAAGTGCCATTCCAAGTCTTGCGTTGGGCGTGGGTAAACATACATCTCCGCATTCGGAAATGTCATGTTGACCCAAATCACTTGAGGGTATGTAGATGTTACGGTCTTAACAGCAATACCGTTGTACTGCTGTTGGTTGATAAACTTGATGCCATACGACACGCCATTAGGCGCTTTGAAGTAGGTGGCGTCATCAAACAAAATTGGGCGGTTGCCTACGAAGTCACCAGTCGGGCCAAGGGTGCGGCTGATTAAGCCTGCGGGCCATGTGAATATTTGGTCTTGCGTAGAGAACACTGACAGACGCTCGGTCTGCCATGAGTCGATCATCTGGTTGAGCGCCATCAAGGCGTCTTGTGACGTAGCCGCAGAAGGCGTCTCACCTTCAGCAAGCACACCGAGAAGCCTAAGAGCGCGTTCGATTTGTTGGCCAGCGGTGTACGTTGTCATTTTTAAACCTCAGCAGTGGTTTTTCTACGGCGTTTAACTTCCAGCACGTTCACGGGAGCCGCTTCTTCAGTTTCAGAAGGCGTGTCTGGATTATAACGAGTCCAGCCGTTTTGTTCATCCATTTCAACCTCAGATTCCATTGTTGCAATCTTTGCGCCGTGGATGGGGTGTGTCAATGTAATGTTCATAATTTAAGAATGGGGGTGATTAGCCCCCATTTGGTTTAAGCCAACAAACCAAGAGTTTGAAGTTTAGTTTCCAACTGTCCTACACGGGCTTGCAAATTTGCAATCACCGCCAGAACTGAATTACCCTCGTCTTTGGTAACAAAACCAAATGGGGTTGTTTGAGTCAAGTCTTGAATTGCAAAGTCCGGCGTGCCGGGTGCAGTAGACGTGATTGTAGTTAAGGCAGCAGTGTTGGCCGCAGGTTTAGTTGTTGGCGTAGCGCCGTAAAAACCTGCTGTGCCGCCAGATTTACCCATAATTGCGCCGTCAAGTTGTGCGTCTTCAAACGCAACGCCTACAGCAATAGTATTTGGCATGATTTTGTTTCCTTTTAAAAATGAGGGCCGAAGCCCCCATTAATTACTTCAAAAAGGCCGAGAAAGCGTTGTCGCCAGTTTTCACGAAACGGTATGTGTGTGCGCCGTGACGTGGAACGGTAACAGAACCGAAGATCGTGATACCAGTGCCTGTGGTGACAGGAACAGTAGACGATGCGCCAGTGTTGTTGTTGTTGCAGATTGTCAACTCAAAAGCAGAGCCAACTTTTGCGCTAGGAACGGCTGCATCTAGCAACGCTGCTGTGGGCAGAGTCACGGTCAATGTAGCATCGCTGCCTTTGTTGCAAACAACCAAACCAACAACTACTTGTTCAGCGGTCAACGTGGTGTCGCCAGTCAAGGTTGTGGGAATAGTTTGAACTGTCAGTTGTGCTTCTGTTAGGTTGCCGTCACCAATTTGATAACCGCCTGCGCCATTAGGTAATGCCATGATAATTTCCTTTCAATGTTAATAACAGAGATAGGGGCCGAAGCCCCAATCAATTAGCCCCAGATACGGCAAGGCATACGGTCATTGTTGATGTCATACTGACGCACGACACGCAAAGAGATACCGTTGTGGACTGCGCGAGCAGCCATGTCAACACCTTGTGGCAACAGCAAGTCAGCAGTTGCGAAGGTGATGGCGTCCTTGTGATAGACCAAGTTCTGTGCGTACTGGCTAGAAGCAGCGCCTACGAACACGACAGCCTTACCAGAGACAGGGAAGCTGTCAACGGTAGCCAAAGCATTGGCGGCGGTGTAGATAGGAGCAACAGACACGACAATTGCAGTGCCGCTGGCAGTGGCGTCAGCCAAAGCAACGAACTGGAACAACGAACCAGTGGATTCACGGGTCTGTGGGTTCACAGCGAAGCAATCAGCAACAGTGAACACGTCACCGGCTTTAACTGTCAGGCCAGAGCCAATGGTCAAAGCAATGCTAGAAGCACCTTGAGAAGTCACAGTGGTGGTTACAGAGTTGCCGGTGGCAACGCGAGAGCCAGTTGTGTGTTGCTTGATAGACTGAGACATGTTGATCTCGTCAAAGCCCAACACGCCAGTGCCCATCATGCCGTTCTTGAATTGCTTGCTGATAGTGTCTGTAGGATTGAACAGACCTTTCATGCCTTCAACCAAGCCAGCGTTAGCAGCAGGGTTCACGGTAGCGTAACGGGGTGACATCACGGCTGCGTTTTCGTTCAGCTTCTGCTGGGCTTGCAACAAGACCAAAGAAGTAGAAGGAGTAGTGCCAGGTGTGCCAACGGTGTTACCGATGGTTTTGTACGCATTGGCCACATCAGCATCAATAGAAGATGCCAACTGGCTGATA